GCCGATCTCAGCTCCTGCCTCAGCGATTGCTGCGGCATCTAGGAAGCTGGGAGATGTGCCTTACATTGGGAAATTTGCGCGAGCTACCTCCATAGGAGCTTCAGCGGTGAGTAAGATAGCCACTCTCTTCGGGTACACAGATGTTCCTGTCATCTCAGACACGGAACCCGTGCGTAACTCTCCGTTCCCTCAGCTGGCAACAGCAAAAATAGGGTACGTTCATGAGAAGTTGGCGCTAGACCCGAAAAATGAGCTGTCTGTGGACCCATCCATCGTGGGCCTCAATGGGGAAGATGAGCTGGCGATCTCCAAGTTCGTCCAGCGAGAGTCGTTTTTGACGAATGTCACTTGGTCCAGCTCCCAGGCTGCCGACACTCCACTGTTTACCAGTGTTGTTACTCCGCAGCTGGGGTACGTTTCCGGTACCACCTACGACTTCACACCCATGGCCCTCCTATCCACGCTGTTTCGCAACTGGCGTGGTGATGTGATCTTCCGGTTCCGCTTCATTGCCACACCGTTCCACAAGGGGCGTGTGCGCATAAGCTATGATCCGTATTCCGCTGATGTCCAAACCACGGCAGATACTGGACCCTACGTCTTCAACAAGATTGTTGACTTGGGAGCAGAAACTGATGTGGAGCTGCGCATACCATACCAGCAGGCTTTGCCCTGGTGCTACAACAACGCGCAGATCAGTGCGTCTTCCTGGACCACAAACACTTCTCCGACTCTGACGTTGGCAGACACGTTCCAGAACGGTATGTTGTCATTGAAGGTGTTGACTTCGCTCACAGGTCCAACGACCACCGCGAGTGTGGGCATTCAAGTCTTTGTCAGAGGTGCTGAGAACCTTGAGTTCGCTAACCCAGCAATCGGCAACTTTGACATGACACCTTTCGCCTTGCAATCAGAGGAGTACCAGGAGCACAAACCCACTGAGGTTATGAATATGGGTACACCAGGAGGCGTGGAATCACACAGAGAACTGGTCAATTTCGGAGAGTCTGTTCGCTCACTTAGGACCCTCCTCCGACGTAAAAACTTGTTGGATGTCGTATACATACCGGCACACACAGCCAACACCGTCGGCACTTTCCGAATTAATCAAACTCGTTTCCCGCCATACTACGGATACGATCCATCAGGATGGAACACAGCCAAAGGCACAGTTGTACCAGCGAGCAATTTCAGTTTCAATTTCACGTTGATGTCCCCGTGGCATCTGATTGCGAACTGTTTCTTGGCTCAGCGTGGTTCGATGAATTGGTCATACAACCCTCACAAGGGCACTACGCCTATCACTTCCCGAGTTTCGCGTTATAATTACTCCTTCCCTGGCTACTCAGCTGGGTTTCAGAGTGGAGCGAATACAAACACGAACATTATTGAAGCTAACTATTGGAAGTATAGCAATTCCACTTGTGCTGGTGCGTCACTGACCCACACACACACCACCAATGGTCACAGTGTGTCTTTTCCCGCGTACACGCCATTCAAGTTCCAGACCACCGATCCTCGTGAGTGCACTAATCCTACAACGGGTTCCCGTTATGATGGTGGTGTCTACGATACGATTTGTGTGGAATTTCCCTTCGATTCGGTAAACAATCCAATCGCGGGATTCGCTGTTGAACGATACTTTGGCATCGGGACAGACTACTCCCTCCACTTCTTCCTCTGTTGTCCTACGCTGAACTACTTGAATGCAGCGACCGTTGTGCCGGTCTAAGCGTTAAGAGAGAAGAACTATAGGTGTGCGCTCGCGATGCGAGTTAAGTAGATTTCTAGTGGAAATTGTTATGTCCGAATGCCTTGAGCGACTAGGAAACAAAATAAGCTAGTGCTATGCACACATGTATATGGTGGAAAGTTTCACCCGCAATCAGGAGCGACAACCTGACGCAGAAAATCACTGCCTAAACAAATATAATACCAGACCTACGTGCGGGCTGGGGCGGACCGAAAATTCGCCGGCCTTTCCAGGCTGTTTTAATGACTCATGCAATAAAACGGCCTTTCGGGGCCTCCCTTTTGCACTTG